AGGTTCTCTTGTAGGATTCAAATCATGTTGGCTCGGTATATCTGGTGAGCGAGTGATGACTGTAGAGAGACAAAGCGAATCAAGTTTTGATGCTTCCTTAGTCCTTAATGATGGTACAAAACGAGATATTTTCATCAAACGTATTCATTTATTGGACCCCTTGCTCGCTATGGAGGGAGAATACGTCTTACCAGATGAAGGTGCCTTATCAGCACCCAGCGAATTATGGAAAAATACACTGATGAAAATCAACAATCCACTCAATGAAGCGTATGTGGATGCGCTGTTCGCATTATACGCCTCCAAATTGGCCGAAAGCCGTATTTCTCCTCATTGGTGTCTCTGTTACGGTACTTTCTCCTCGCGGGTTGATACATACATTTACAATATAACGGAAGAGTACGATTCTTTACGCCGTAAACCATGGTGGAAAATGAATCAGCAACTCGGTGTTTTTAAGTATCAGGAAAGCGACGATTCCCTGGAAGTGAAAAAGTCTCTTGAAACACTTTTTACGCAACCTGGTGAAGCATTAAGTATGGACGATTTTATTTCCGTTGATGCGGAAACAGGAATCTTGACGGGCACAAATGAGATAATGGTGAGCGAAGAGGAACCTATAGTAAGCCAAGAGGAGCCTGTGAAACTAACAAGTCCCAAATTGAGATTAGCAAGACTCTCAGGCTCCGAATCCGGCTCCGATTCTGGATCCGCCTCCTACGATAGCAATGATTGTGAAGAATTTGTAGAATTCAAAAACTTTCCAGTTCAGGTCTCTCTCTTAGAAAAGGCCGACGGTACAATGGACAACTTACTTGAAGAGGAGGAGGAGGAAGGCGCAATGCTTGAAACCAAGGATGTACGATGGGCTGCGTGGTTGTTTCAAGTAATCGCTGGCCTGGTCACCGCTCAACACTATTTCGGTTTCGTCCACAACGATTTACATACAAATAACATTATGTGGTCCGGTACTGGTACAACCGATATCTATTACCGAGTTATCAAAGGAAAGGAGAGCTGGTATATGAAAGTTCCAACCTACGGTCGCCTTATGAAGATTATTGATTTCGGTCGTGCCTCATTTACAGTTCCAAAAGTCGGTTTTTTCATTAGCGACGCCTTCTTCCCTGGAAACGACGCAGCGACCCAGTACAATTGCGAACCTTTCTACGACCAAGCGGACGGTAAACGAGTTGAACCCAACACCTCATTTGATTTATGTCGTTTAGCAGTATCATTATTGGAATCACTCTTTCCGGACCGACCAGAAAACGCTTCGCCCGTCAAAATTATGTCGCGCGAAGGTGCCAAACTCTATCCTGAAACCGTCAGCCCAATTTACAATTTATTATGGGAATGGCTCACCGATGACAACGGAAAGAATGTACTTCGCACACCAAGTGGCGAAGAGCGATATCCTGACTTTGATTTGTACCGAGCATTGGCAGCCGACGTACACAACGCTGTACCCAAAGTACAAGTTGAAAAGCCCATCTTTTCACAATTCCGTTGTTCTGCCAAAGATATTCCCGCAGATACGCAAGTTTATGAATTGATTTTAGCCGTATAATAACAGAGAATGAACCACTATTGGTCAGCCAAGATGTATGCTATCGCAATGGTTCTCCTCGTTGTAGGTGGACTCAACTGGGGAATCAAGAGCTTATCAGGTAAGGACTTTGTAACATATATTACCGGTCGCAACGTCATTTTAGCCAACGCCATCTTTGCCGCCGTTGGAATCGCAGCGCTCTTTATCGGTTTTCATCGTGATAGTTATTTGCCTTTCCTCGGCAAGTCGGTCATCCCCTGCTCTGTCCTCAAAGTTCAAACTCCCGAGAATGCTGATATCACCAAAGAGGTTTTAGTCGGTCCCGGTACAAAAGTACTTTACTGGGCCGCCGAACCAAAGAACAAAGATTTACATGAACTCAACGACTGGCAAATGGCCTATTTAGATTACCGTAATGCCGGTGTAGCTGTCGGTGACGCCTCAGGTATGGCTCAACTCAAGGTACGCAAGCCACAACCCTACACAGTACCAGTTAAAGGTGCCCTCTCTCCTCACATTCACTACCGTAAATGTATGGGCGAAGGATTGATTGGTCGTGTATACACCGTTGAATTGGATTCCAAAGAGTTCTTTGAGAACTACGTAGATATGCAGGAGACCAAGGAACCAGTCACAGAAAAATCGGCATTTAATTACGTCAAACCCGCTCAGGCACTCGCCGAAACCAAACAGGTCACTTTACAGACACTCAGCCGTTCTTTAATGCCTCAGGGTGGCGCTCCAGATGAAGGTATGTTGATGGCCGGTACTCCAATTGACAACGCATTCACTGCTGTTGATTCTCCATTAGTCGGTGCCTCGCTTGATGCTGCTTTCACCGGTAAGGGTATCTAAACGATTTTGTTATACATTTCATTTTATGCTTTTAGCATATTATGAAAGTAATTGAATGTTAGGTGTTTAGAGATCGGTTGGTTCGTTACGATTACCACCGCGGCTGGCAATAAAGTCACGCTGCTTGGCAGTTGTACAGACGCAACCACTGCTACAAGTGTAGCTTGATGGGCAGCATTCTGGCTTGCACTGGTTGTTCTTGAACATGAAGAGATTGTCGGGACCGAGTTCAACATCGGGGCCTAACAATGGCTCATTGGGTGCTGGACCACGCCAGTTGGATAAACCGTTGGCTGGTTTGTATACAATGTTATCGTAGGTTCCAATGGACTTGTAATTGTCGCCGGTTGGGGCTGCATTATCAAGCATAAAATCTACAAATCCCTCAGCACGAATGGGGTAATTGGTAAAACCGTTTACCATCAAGAGATTTGCTAAAAGAAGCAGACCCAACATAACGAGCACGAATGTGATTCTGGGAGACATTTGCTTTAGTTATGGATTAGATTTTCTCCGCTAACGTTTTCAAGACCCAGTCATATGTCTTCTCTATCTCTACACCAACATCGGTGAAGTCTCTCACTTCAATAAATTGTCCTCCTTCAATCACCGAGAAGGTTCCAGACTCGGTAAAAAGTTGGAACCAAGTCTCCGTTGCCGGTTTTGTACCGCACAAGGTATGTTGTTGTAACCAGGTGTTGCCAACTTTCGTCCAATTACCGGATGACATATACGAAGTATTACTCAACTTAATACAATTAATCACCTCTTCAGCGGCCAATTCTATAATACCACGTACGGTAGTCTGCTTACCGTCGGCATCAATCACTTTACATCCGGGAGTAATTTCCTGAATTTTCATAGGACCTATCGGTGTCATTACGTGTGTTCCACCCGTAAAACCGGCCTCCGATGTGAGCGAATATGGGCTTGGTTTGATATAAATCTGGTTAGGATTGAGTATCGTAAATACCTGTTCATTCCACTTTTTCAAATAATCAATATCACTCTCTATCTCCTCCCAATCGGCAAATTCAATAACTCCTGAACTACTAACAATAGGAATACGACGTGATGTGGTGATAAAACAGTACACTTTTCTGTGCTCCTGTGGTAGTTTTACCGCTAGCGAGTGTCGTTCAACCAGTGTTGGCCCTGCGTCGGTATAGACGATGTGTGAACCGCTCACTTTGACACCGTAGAGTTCGTACATATCATCGGTCTCTTGGTCAAACTTGAGTACCGCCTGTACATGTCCTTCGTCGGCCAAGGTAGCTCCAAGCGCTATGGATTCTATCGGTGCCTCGCCTTGTTCGGTTTTCACCAGTGTGCCCTCCTGGAAACAGAAGACACCCGCAATACCGCTTATCTTATCGCCCTGGCCTGCTCGTTCAATCATTTGTACCACAATAATGATGAGTGCTAAGACTGCGATGAAGAGGAAAGGAAGCCAGATGAAAATGGCCGCTATAATAATCAAAATCGTAATGATGATATTAATTACGAGGTCAAATACGCTCAGCGTTGCTTGATACGCCGAAAGGCCTGACATAATACCCGCCACTGCAACACCGAACATCTTGCCAATTGCGCTATGTAGTTTCATATATGTCGCTCTCAATGCCGTAAGCGTTCCTTGGAAACGATTTATAAACACCTCTGTCATACTGTTGAACTGACTCCACATAGACTTGAGAAGCCCTCTTACGTTGAAAAGTCCTTCAACTGTTTGACCGATGGCATCCGTAAGTAGTTTAAAAATCTGCATTACCGGCTGCATAATCGTCTTCATTGTATCATCCGCAAAGGTGGAAAGTAAATTATTGAAATTATCAAAAGCGAATTGAAGCCGGGACCGAGGATCACTGTCTGGCTTATAGAAAGGTGCTAAGAAAAAGAGAAAAAAGACATTTTTATTGTACTGGTCCCAATGGTCCAACACCTCCTGTTTATTCGCCATCGCAAAGAAGTTCAAAAGTCCAACAAAGAGTACGGCTGTTAATGCTATGAAAGCCCACATCCTCTTGAATTGGGTCTATGATTTATAGAAATTCTATAACCGTAAATAGAATGGCTTCTACTCGCAAAAATATAGGATACATTAAGCGTGTAGCATATACACGAAAACTCAAAAGCGGTAAAACCGTACGAGTTTCCGCTGGACTTATTCGTAATGTAGGTAAGCCTGGCAAGGGTTTAATCGGCCCTAACGGTGTCAAGGTTCCCGGTATCGGTCCATTACGTGAGGGAGAACTATCACAGTTCGGTTATTCTAACGTAGTAAAGAAGTCGGCAAAGGCTCGTCGTGCTGCGTTAAAGAAAGCAGTCTCCCGTTACGGTTCTCTTTCAGTACGCCGTAAGCTCCAGGCCGTTGCTACTTATACTAAACGTACCTCACCTAACGCCAGCAAGGTTTTCTTGGCGGATATTGCGTGGATTAAACGTACAATGTAAGTAGAATGGGCGGATTCTTCTCAATTCCTAGTTGGAATGATACATCGAATGCGACCCCGACACCTGCCGTTAAGGGCGGTAAGCATAGACGTACATATAAAAAGCGTAAAAATGAGCGTTTTAAAACACGTAAGTAAAATCAGGTCTTTCAACAGAGGGATTTTCAAATGGAAACATCCGAGGTAGATAGATTGACCGTGTGGAAAGAGGGTTATACAAAAACTATAATCGTCTTTGTACTTGTGACTGCCGTACAAATCGGCCTATTGGTCGGCGCATTTCAGCTCCATATGCTCGCCGACATCAAAAACAACTTTGGATCCTACCGTTGCAATCCTCTGTTTATGCCGTTTGTCGGCAATTTTGGGTACGATCCAATTGATAATTTTAATTTTTGTGTCCAAAGTATTTTTAGCAGTAAAGCGGCCGAAGTATTCGCCCCTATCTACGGGATTTTGGGGACGTTTCAGGGAGTTTTGATGACCGTCGTCAACTCCGCTATGAGTATTCGTGGAATGTTCGCCAACTTTTTACGAGGCGTTGAACAATTTATTGCCAGTGTCCGCAACAAAATTCAATTCTTACTCAACAATGTTCGTATGAGTTTTATTCGTATCTTGAACTTGATGGGTAAGGTATATGGCTCTATGTTTGCGGTTCTCTTTATGGGTCAGTCGGCGATGACGGCCGCCTTCAATTTGGCCGACAACGACCTCGTAAAATTTTTATTTGAATTCTGCTTTGCGCCTGATACTTTGGTCAAGATGAACGATGGAAGTTTTAAGGCAATTAAAGAGATTAAGATTGGTGATGTACTTGCTGAGGTTCCTAACAATAAGTCACCGGTTGTGTCGTCGGTCTTCCGTTTTGGAGGTCGTTCCACACCCATGGTACGCATCGGCGATGTGGTTGTGAGTGCCGCTCATTACGTGCTGGCTGGGTCTTTAGGTATGGTGCCTGCTGCGTCCCACCCTATGGCGGTGCCTGTTGACTCCGTGGACGAACTTATCTGCCTAAATGTTGGCGGTCATCGTTTCCGTGTTGGTGTAGACGGATTACTCGTTGCCGACTATGATGAACACGAAACCTCTGATGTGGTGGTCGGCACTCAGCGAACCGCCGCCCGTGCGCTCAACGGTGGTTTCACATTCTACGAAGATTCGCCCGTTTTGGATTACAGCCTTGGTATAGCAGGTTCCACCGAAGTTGAAATGGCCGACGGCTCTTGGAAACGCATGGATTCGGTGGCGATTGGAGACGATATAAAATATTCTGGAAAAGTGCTCGGTGTAGTAACAGAATTGTGTCGTAATACCGTGGTCTCACCTGCGGGCATAATCTTTTCTGGCGCCCAACTGGTCTACGATTCTAACGAACATAAATGGAAACGCAGTGCGAATCGCTGGACCAGAGGACCTGATGGTGGTTCTAAGAAACTCTACTCCGTCTTTACTGTCAATTCAGGTGTTCTCAGCATTCGTAAAGGTGATTCTGTTGAATACATCCGTGACTACCGCGAAGTACCACTACCCGAAATGGAGGAGGAGTATGAGAAAGAATTTCTGCTCGCTCATTAAATATGTCTGTTCCTTCACAGCCTCCGCCATACTACGGCTCCACACAGACGTATATTTATTACCCAGATCCCGCCTTACCGCTCTCTACCGTCAATTACTGCGCCCAGAGTTGCGCAATACCACTCTTTCGCGTACAACCAAACGACCGTTCCGCCTCCGACTCAGTCTCCTTCAACTCTGGAAAAACCCTGTATTCCTCAGAATCAAATAACTACAACGTCTACCAAAATGTTTCCTCGGTAGGAATTGTATATACAAGTGCTCCGGGCGGTGGCAAACCCTTTCCCATATTCCGCTCCCATACCGACTACATTAAATACAAGCGTATGCAGACTTTGTTGACACAGAACTACGCCTCCGACACCCAGCTTTGAGAAAAATTGAGTTTAAGTTTCTACTATTTGAATCGGTCATAACATGCCCATTCAAGTAGATGCTGCCCTACACAGCAATAATCTCCTAGTACGAATTCTTCCGTCACGAGGTTCGGTTTCGTATCGCACTCCTTACCACATTGCGCTTCTCCTAGATACAAGTGGAAGTATGGAAGGAGAACCAATTTCTGGTGTTTTACGCACCCTTCATCTTCTCATTGACCGAATGGATGAGCAAGACTTTCTAACAATTATTCAATACTCAAGTGATGCGTCGGTTTTGGTTAATTGCCGAAAAATGAATAGTTTGGCAAAGAGTGAACTTCATAGTCTCGTTAATACTCTGGAAGCGGATGGAGGTACGAACATGGAGGCGGCAATTGAGGAAATAAGCAATGTAGATGTATCTTCTGGCCCGATTGATTCTGTATTTCTTATGACCGACGGATTTATAAACAGCGGAATCACCAGTTCTGCTGGCCTTTTACGACTTCTATCGGCTCGCTTGGCCGCCGGCACCCCAGTAAACACTCTCGGCTACGGTAATTTACACAATAGTGAAATGCTTCGTGATATGGCCGTTCGTAGCCGAGGTTCCTACACATTTGCTGATTCAATTGAACTCATTCCCGCCATCATCGGCGATATCGTTGGCGGATTGGATGAACGTGTTGGAAGTAATGCTGTGGTTTCAGCCAGGGGCGGTCGCTGTATTGAACTTGGTATAGATATACTGCGTCCGTCAGTGTATAATGTTGGTCAACTGATTGTTGATAAACCACAATGGGTTGTCTTTCAAGGTTCATCTCTTCCCGTAAAAGTCACTTGGACCGAGGGTGGTGTAGAGAAAAGTTTAGAAGTGACTTCTTTGACCACTATGGATGCCATGGAAATGGAGGAACAAATTCAACGAGTTCGTTTAGTGGAAACAATGAATACGGTGGCGAATTTGATTCGCGACCGAGAACATGATAGAGCAATAGAAGCTTTGATTGCGCACGCACACACGCTTACGCTGTCACCAGCAGCGGGGCGTCCCTTTATCACGCGCCTCCAGGCCCAAGTGGATGAAATGGTTGAAGACGTTCGCAGTTACGATAGTCGTGCCTTGACACGCATGATTAGTAATACTACAGCGCTTGGAACTCAGCACGGATTCTTCCTCAGTCGTAATACGACCGTGAGTGACCCTGATGTTATTAGGTCTCCATTTAGCACACCTCATCAGCGTGATACGACTATGATTATTACACAAAGATTCCAAGAGTACAATTAGATGGACGCCTCCGATACAATCCGTAAAAATAAGGCTCGTGCTATTTATGTCAATCAAAATGCCGCCTTTATTCTTAAAAATCCAAGCGGTGATTGTAAAAATCTTAGCACCTGTTGCTACTATCCTAGCAGTTGTTTATTGAATTTCCCTTCTTTTGAAAACAAATACGATTATTTTAGAGGTTTTGGTGTATGTAATAGTACAACTTGTGGTGTTATGATGCCTTCTGGTCGTTCGCAACATTAGGTTTTTTTCATCTGTTCTATAAATGTCTTCTGGTGAGGCTGTTATCTCCGATAAACCGCAAGCCGAACGCTTAAAAGAATCAATTGCGGTTTTGAAAAAACTAACAATTGATTTAGGTATTCCTTTTTCGTCCCCCGAGGTCCAAGAACTCAAATCTCGGTTTGATTTGTATATCAAGGACGGAATCTGCTGGAAAGGGGAAGTCTCATTTTCATTCTACGGACGCATCGCTGTTGTCAATCTACCCAAATCGGCAAAAAAACCGATAGAAGTCACCTTGAAGCGCATATAAATTATGTAATCAAATATGGCTCTGGATGCTGTACTCGCTCTGGTTCTCCTTCAAGCACCTCAATATCAAATTCATACTGTATTCTAGCACCGGCTAATATTAGATTTCGTTTTACCATTGAGGAATATCCACTTATAACTTTTGCCGCATGCTCTACTGGATAATGAAAATCGCGAGCAGCGTCAAACTCCATTAATCTTAGGCCCAGAATATACACATTTTTGTCGTAAAAGTAAAGATCCAAGGAGAAGTTTTTGAGGTGCTCTCTCAGTGTATTATACTGAGCCGTCGCATCACCCTCTGGCTCCTTATAACCGAAGATAGTAAAAGCCGTTTTAAGACTAATAGGATATCCAACATACATTTTAATACGTTTAGATTTTTAAGATTATAAATGCTCAATTTTTAATTACTGAACAGCATACCTCCACGACCACCATACACCTTAAAAATATTCCAAATCGTCACATATGCATATACATTAAAATTAGGCGGTGTACCGCCTCCTCTTGCCTTATTCATTGTAAGATATAACTCCTTGCGTTCTATCTTATCCCAGTTCGCCGTTCCTTTCGGTTCGTATTCTAATCGGTCGTTTTTATGGCCGAACGCATACGCATAAATATAACGGTCAATACAGGCCTCTTTGACAAAATACTGTGACGGTATAACTGAACGAAAGAAGCTACCGCCATCATGTACGAATCGTTCGTAGGAGTTATAATGTAAAGCGGC